TAATGTAACAAGTCCAGACATTTCCATTGCGAACTACAGCAAAATGTGACCATTGACCGCCTGTAAATCCGCTACTAAATGTAATATTTACATCCCAAGTAGTTGTAATAGCTGCCAAAAAATTAGTGCTGGATAAAATAAAACCATCGCCAGCTGTGTAATCTCTAGCAACAATATTTCTTTGGCTGCTATCTGGTGGATTAACCCAGCCTTCAATAGTAAAATTACCTGAACCAAAGTCAAACGCAGCATTATTAGGGGCTGTAAAATAACTTCCACCAGAAGGTGAATAGCTACTCCACAAATTACCATAAGGATTAAAACTACCTTGTGTTAAATTTCCATTTCTAGTGAGTGAAATATTATTACTAGATGAATCTATAAAAGTATTATTTTGTGCGCCATTAACACCATCACCATTTAAAAGAAGTGTATTGTATTTAGCATATGCGTCTATTTTTGTAAGAATGTTTTCAGTAAAGCCCCAAGCCTTAGAAGTAGCTGCACCAAGTGTCGATAAAAATGGCATATTAATTAATTCTTAAAATTGAGTTTGAGAAGCTAATACTGTATAAGTTGGAGTTGCACTTGTTTTAAGTACAGTAAAGATGTATACGTCTATACCACTGGCATTACCACCTGATGGTGCCGTACCACCTTGCCAATAAGTATTAGCAATAGAGTTACCATCTACTTTAACAGTAGTTGGATAATATGCTGATGATCCTTGAGAAGTTAACATTGCAATTGAAATAGAATCTCCTACAGACATTGCACTAGCCATAGTTGTAGTGCTAGCAAAAGTAATATTAACATTCCAGTTTGCCGTAGAATTTGCTGTATAATATTGAACTGCTCCATTTGCTACCCAAATAGTTGTATTACCTGGAGGAGCAAAATTAATAATGTTTGCTGATTCAGCACCATTCAATATTTTTATTGCTTCTGTTGTAGAAGAACCATTAAATGTCTGTGTGGCGGTAAATGTTTGTGTTGTAGAAGTTGATATAGGGGTTGACCATGTTGGTGTTGCAGAACCTGCTGAAGTCAACACTTGACCTGTAGTACCAGCAGTAGTAAATGCCACATTGGCACCGTCACCATATGATACGCCGCCGGCCGTTGGTGTATTACTTCCTTGTAGTGTTAATGACATTTAATTACTCCGTTATTATTATTTTTATATTTATCTAATAAGAATTTAATTCTTAGTTACTCCATTGCTCTGTAGGTACTTCAGGAAATACTGCATCCCATGTAGGATTAACTGCAATAGCTCGAACTTGACTGCGCCAAGCGATAAACTTAGCTTGATTAGTCAAATAAGGGTTAGATTGTGCTGGGTCAGCCACGCTAGGAATGGTTGTCCAATCAGTTGCAGATAGTAATTGTTGAGCTTGATAGCCAATCTGAGCAGCTACAGAAGCCTGATACTGAGCCAATTGCTCAGGACTCATTTGCGCTACTTGCACTGTATACACATACTCGCCATTAATATATGGAGCTACAGACTCAAGATATTGAGTAGCAGGGTCATAAGGCAGATAAACAGTTACAGGAAGGCATGAGTTTTCAGCCATCCATTCTGGTGTAGGGCCTGAAGATGGAAAAGAAGTATTAGGAAACAGAACTTGGTAATCACCAACTTGTTCTACTGTTTGTCCATTAACGATTGCGATTAACATAATTATTCCTTAATAAGTCGGTAAAGCTGCTGTAGGTGCTGTGAAGTTGCTTGTATAACGAGCATATCCTTTGGTGATACGGAAATCATCTATATATCCAACTAAATTTGCTTGGCTACCAGTATAGTAATCGCTTCCACCAATTATTGGTCTTTGTGCGCCACAACCATAATTAGTTGAATCACTAAAAGTAGAACCAGATTGCGTTCCATTAATAAACATTTTAGTGCTTGTTGCAGAGCGACAAACAGCTATGTGATACCAAGTTCCAGTAGATAAAGTAGAGCCTGTAACAGCGTCAGAACCATTTACATAATAATAAATAACACCAGAAGAATTAAAATACATTGATGGATATGCTCCATTTGTATTTGCTGGTCGCATACCAAAAATAATACTATTACTTCCTTGATAGTTAGTAATATTTAACCAATATTCAATAGTAAAATCACCAGTACCAAAAGTATAAATTGCCGTTGATGGTGGATTACTATTTAAATAAGCAACAGAACCATCAAACTTTAAACTTCCTGTCCCATACTTCTTAACACTTGTGCTTACTTGTGCAGAACCTATTGTTTGTAGGTTGTTTTGCATAGCAAGGTCAGGGATGCCAGCGTTGGTCATGTTAGTTAAAAGCTGTGTACCGCTTATTGCTGTTAATGGTGCTGTAGGTACAGTAAGTGTTGTGCTTGATGGGTTATAAGCACTTGCTCCACTTAAAACTCTAACATTAGACATATAACCATTTATTTGATTAAAGTAACCATCATATCCAATATAACCAGTAGTGGCATTATAAGAAGTAGTATCGCTTGTTGTGGCTACTCTTGTACCATTTACAAACAAACTTAATGTTCCTGATTGTCTACAACCGACAACATGATACCATTGACCATTTGTAAACGCATAAGATGCGGTAATTTGATTGCCAACAAAATGTTTACCTATTCCCAAAACACCACTTTGATAATTAAAAGTAAAAGTTCCACTTGCATAACCACCAGTTAAACCCATGTTGGTTGATTGTGAATTAAAGTAAATAAAAAACTCAACTGAATAATCTGTGGATGAGCCAAAATTATAAACTGATGAAGAAAAAGATAAATTACTACTACCATCAAAATATCCACTTCCACCAATAACTGCTGGGTCATAAGTTGCTGTTGGGTTAAATGGTGAGAAGCGTTGAACAGATGGTGAGCCGTTTACTGTAAAAGATAAGTTATTGCCGCTTGTATCTACAAAACGATTGGAATTACAAATAAGTAAAGATGTATTTGTTATTGTTGTTAAAGGTGTTGTAGGCGGTGTAAAATTACTTGTGTATACAGCAGTACCTTTAACCACACGATAATTACTTAAATAACCACTAAGCCAAGAAGATTGACCATCTTGATTATTAATATAAAGTGGTTGTGGTGTAGCATATAAATTTTGTGCAGTTTGTGGTGTGCCAGCAATTCCATTAAAATATGGAGTAACAGTAGAACCATTACGAACTACCGCAATATGTGTCCAAACATTTGCAGGTAATGTAGGCAATCCTAAAGATACGTCATAGTTTGTGCTACCATCTGGCGATTGTGCCATTCGTAAATCACCGCTATTGTTATAAATAATTAAAGACCTATAATTATTTGAATATCCATACCCTAAGCAAAAAAGAAACTGTTGGCCAGATATACTAGATGGATTAATCCAAAACTCTACTGTCCAATTACTAGAACCAAATAAAATTGCAGAATTATTGGCTACCGTAAAGTAATTGCTAGTTCCAAAATAATTACTCCACAAACTACCATAAGGGCTAAATGAACCTTGTGTAGTATTGCCGTTGCGAGTAATCGTAAAGTTATTAGTAGAGCTATCTAGGAATGTATTGTTCTGTGCGCCATTAGTCCCATCGCCATTAAGGAGCAATGAAACATCATAGAAATATGGGTCTGTAGGGCCACCAGCACCACTAGCCGCATTTAATAGGTCACGAACTGGCATTATTTCATATCCTTACCTAAAACAAAACTATTCCAAGTAGTGCCGCCATCTTCTGTAAAAAATCCTAATACATCACGACCTGCTGTAGTGAGTGTGGGTGCAGTTCCGCCAGCCCATTTAACTCCTGAAAACCAGTTTACTGTTGATGCACCACCATTTGTTAAATCAAGTATAAAACTACTTACTGTTCCACTTGATGCTGTATTTGACACAGTAAATGTTGTGGTTGTGCTAATAGTTTTGGTAAAATAATTTCCAAGATTTAAATTAATATCAGATGCAACGATTGCAACTTGAGTTTCTTTAGAACCAGTTAATACTGGAGTTGTTATTGTGGTGCTTGTAGGAATTGATAAATTCCCCCATGAAGGAACAGCATTAGGTCCAGAAGATATTAATAATTGGCCAGATGTTCCATAATTTGGAGTGCCACCTGTAACTGGACCAATAGCACCTTGTTGGTTGATTGTTAATGCTGTAGTTGAACTGCCAACTTGAAAGCTTAAGTTTCCTGTGGTGTCCGAAGTAACATTAAAGGCTGCGTTTACTGTGTTTGCTGATGTAATTATACTCATCTTTTATCCTTATAGAACTACTAAGCGTGAACCAGAATTCACAGTTAATGAATTACCATTTGTAATTGTAATTGGTCCAATGGCTAACGCATTATAACCTGTACCTACTGTATAAGAAGTATTAATGGTATTACCTGCCACAAATAATGTATTATTGGCTACTAATGCACTTGCTGAAGCAGTCGTTTGTGTAGTACTATCGGGAAAGGTTATACCTGTGGTTGTTACTTGAGTAGTCATTTTTTTCTCTCTTTATTACTCTTTATTTATGTGATTTTCTAATTGTTGAACTTTTTGATTGAGTTCTTTAATTGCTTCAATTAGAACTCCTACAATATTACCATAAGAAACATGTTTTAAACCATCAGCTTCCGTAATAACCTCTGGAAGAACTTTTTCTACCTCTTGAGCTATTACTCCTAGACTATTTATTTGATTACTTTTCCATGTAAATGTAACACCACGGAGTTGTTCAACAGTATTTAAAGCATTATAAATTGTTTCAACATTTTCTTTTAATCTTTGGTCAGAAGTGGCTGAAAAAGAACCAGCTGTTATTGCACCGGTAGATGGGTTATAACCTAAATTTGTACTTGATGTATAAATTGAAGTTAAATTTCCTGTAATAGAATCTGTAAATGTAATATATCTTGTTGCATTATTGGCCGTATCATTTGAGATAGGTGTAGATGGTGGAATATACACATTTGTATTTGATACAGAATATAATCTACCATCGGCACCAACATTAATAACAGGAATATTAGAAGCATCACCATATGTTTTTGCAACTACACCCGTGGCCGGTAAATCGGCTGCAGCAACATTACCAACAATACTACCTGTAACAATTAAGTTACCTGTAACAGTTGTATTGGCTGCAATCAAATTACCATTAACATTACCAGAAATTGTACCACCAACATTCAAATTATTTTGTACAGTTGCATAAGAACCTACACCTTGAACAAACAATGCACCAGATACAATTGCATTACTAGTAACTTGTAAACCCAATGTTGGGTCATTAAGATAAATTGTTCCTGTAGGCTTAGTGTATGTGCTAAAACCAAGAGCATTTACTTCACCAACCAATTGATTTGTTGAAATTAGCCAATCACCAAAAGTGTTAGCATAATTTAAATTATTAACTTTATTAGCCATCTTTAATTTTTATCCAATAGTTTAAGCATCAATTGCTTGATTTCGGCCATGTCGTCTTTAATACCATTAATTTCCGACTTAACTTTATTTATTTCTTCTTTTGTGGCCCTCATCATTTGAACTTTTGTGTTATAATCATTTCTTTCGGTTTCATTATGATTAATGATGGCCATACTATTAATATCACGAACAAAATTGGTGTCTGGTATTTTAACTAAATTCATGTTTAGATTCCTGTTCCAGAAGGTAATGCCAATACACGGAGGTCAGTCAAATATGGAATAGCTGTATTATCATTTGTAGCAAATACAACCTTAATAGCAAACTGACTGAAGTTGTTATATGTTTGGCCATTTAAACCAACATAAGATATGGAATTATCCGCCATATTGTTTGTACCAGGAGCAAACTCCAATTCTAACAAATCATTATTTGTTTTTGAATAAGCGTTGACATTGGTTACCTGTGTCATTAATTGCCAATTACCATCATCAAAATTCTGTGTATCATTTCTATTCAAAATCTTATAGTATACAAGAATGTTGGAATGGAATGGATAGTATGCTGTAGTAAATACTCTTAAATCACCAGAGTCATTCTGTGGTGTTAAAGTAACCTTTTTGGTAATGTATTTAGCGAGTGCATTACCGCCTTTTTGTGAAGTTTCTCCCGAAACAACAACAGTAGCACCAGTACCAGGTGATGAGTTAGCGTCAACAATACTAATTGTTGGTGTAGTAATGTATCCTGAACCAGTAAATCCACCTTCAACAAATACATTTTTCACAACACCATCAACAATACTTAGACCAATGCTTGGTGCAGTACCATATTCTGGTGAACTAATTGTTGCGTAAGTGCATGCCACATTATATCCTGAACCACCATTTGTTAAAGTGATAACATTGTTTCCAATACCCAAATCATTAATTAAATATTGAACATTGTAAACAGAAGTTCCATCATCAGAAATGATTGGTGAAACTGCATCATCTATTGTAGACATATTTGCATACAATGTAAATGAATCATTTGAATATGGATCAATTACTCTTGGTCCTAATCCATCATTTAATGAAATATTTTCTGGATTTGGGCAACCATATTTACCTGGAGTAACTCCAACTGCATTAGTTAAAGTTGGTGTTCCACCATTTTCATACAATGATTGATATGTGTATGATAATGTAGTTCCTGTAGGTACAAAATCGGTTGTAGTTATGTTGTATTCATGAGATTCTTGTGGAACTAAAAGACTACCAAATAATCCCGATACTGTATTTGAATTCAACTTGTATTGTACTTCTTTACCTGTAAGTTTTCTTGATAAACTATTTTTAGGTAAAGTAAACGGAACACTATTGTTCACAATTTGTGTATCAAATACACATCTATCAATAACAAACATCATTGATGCAGCAACATTTGGAACCCAAGTGATAGAGTTTTGAGATTCAAAAATGTTACCAACATAAGGAATGTTACCAATCTTAGATGATGTTGTTGGATTGGTATCTGTTGGAAGTGCTTTTGATGTTGAAGTTAAAGCAAGTTCATTTTGTCTAGCAACATATAATTGATATTCAGAAGAATTTGATTCAACCAAAATTGCATACATTGTTCCAGATTTAATATAAACTGGAGCATCAAACATAAATTCCGTATAAGTTGTAGAATCTAAATAGTGTGGAGTGCTAGAAACATTCACTTTATTTGAATCTAAAATAACAGTAGAATGGTCCAATACATTACCATTAGGTGAACCATTTAATGTTCCAACAATAGAAACTGCCACAGGTATATTTTGTGATGGTTTGTTTGCAAAGAACAATTTTAATGAACTAATGAAAGCACCATTTGGATAATTTTCTTTTGAAATAATAAATGTTTGTGCAAGTGGATCATGTGAAGAATAAACAGACAAAGGTTTTGTACTTTGATTGTTTTGTTTACTTACTTCAGTAAATACTGTACTTGCGGAATCAAAAGAAGAAGAATATTCCGATTGAGAAATTTTATCAGATAAACTTGAAGCAAAGAATGTTCCTTCAGCAAAAGTTGTTGCTGAAGTTGGTAAACTATAATTTGTTCTATTATCTACTCTGAATGTTTTTTGTCCTACAGGAATTTTTCCACCAGGAATATTAAAAATACCAATATATGTTCCGGTTTCATCAGTAGATAATTTTGGAACTCCAGCTCCAGTTTGTAGAGCAGAAGAAACATTTAATTCTGTACCATTAATATTGTATGTTGATGTTATATTTCCTAAACGACTATTTTGACCAAAAGAAATATTAACAGGATTATCCAATGTTGCAACTTTAGTTGTTCCATTATATGATACAACATTTGCTGTATATGTATAAGTTTTGGTTGAAAGGTTTACATTACCTGTATCATAATTGTATGTGTATGGTATTTGTACTGAAACAGGTACAGAAGATGTACTTGAAGTGTATGTATATGTTACTGTATCAGGAACATCCCAAATATCTCCAGCAATAACACCGTTTCTGTTTACAGAAGGTGCTGTTCCAGGGAATACAACAACTGGTTCACCATCACCTTGAGCCGCAGCAATAATATTAGCTTGAGTTTGTGAATAATTTCCACCATTATTAATTAACTCTTGTGTCCAATAATGTAATCCACCAGTTTCAGGCAATCTACCTAAATGTGTTCTATATTCTGCAGCAACCCATTCGATATAATAACCAATTGTTGAAACTCTAAAATCATAATCGCCTTGTTTGTTTGCAGGAATATCATATGTTACATTATAAACTGCCGTATCATTTTTATAATCCCACAAACTATAACCAGTTCTGTGTTCAACAGGAACAGTATTTGTTACTGTTTGGTATTGTGTTTCTGTCTTATAACCAGTAGTTGTAGCATAAACTTTATCTTCTTGTACATATGAAGATGTTATTGAAATTTGGCCGCCAACATAAAAATCATTATTAGCCGAAGCATTTGGATCTAATTTTAATTGAGTAACACCTGTAAACCAAGTACCACCACCATTAAATGTTGAACTAGAACCAATATTACTATAGTGGGCATTTTGTGGATTTGTAGAATCAAAAATCACAGCACCACTTGAATTGGTAATAATTAAACCAACACCAGCTGAACGAGAAGAATTGGTTGCAGCAATTGAAACTGTACTTACACCGAAAGTAATACTTGCTGTGGCTACAGATGTGGTTGTTGGTGATGTTGATGTTAAAATAGGAGAACTATTCAAACTTATTGTAGCACTACCACTTGCAGCGGCAGTAAATGTGTAAACATCATTACTTGGGAAAGTTACAGAGAATGAATCGTTATAATCATTTGTAGAATTTCCGTTGGTATCAAATACCACATCACCCCAAACACCATATTGATTTAAGAATGTACCCCAATTATTAGGATCCATTGTTTTATAAATTTGAGTGTTTGCACTACCACCAACACCAGAAATTGTTCCTGATGTATGTAAATTTAATACTTTACCAGTAATAACACCGTTTGCTGTCGAACTTGCATAATTTCCATTAGTATCAAAAATTGCATTTTGTAAGTTGGTGTCGGCAGGTGCTGCTATGTAACCTGATATTGTTGCAACATATAATCTAACAGGTTTAACAACGTCAGACAAAGGTGCAGCAGTAGAACCGGCCGGTAAAGTTGGAATGCCAGTTTTTGCATAATTTTTAGATTCATCAGAATTTTCAATTGCATAGATTACTTGTGAAATTGATGACCTTGAAACTGCAGATACCCAAAACGCTAAGCCCGAAGCATCTGGTGTTCTACCCAAATATTCAATGTAAGCATTAGTAATTTGTTGAGTAATTGAAACAGCATATGTTTGTACGGAAATAACCATACCAATTGGATGAAATCTATTATCGTAATAGAATCCAATAATATCATTTTCATTAAATGTTCCAGTAACACCATTTAATTCAATGGTATTTGGTGTTGTCATATATTGATTAACGTTTTTACCATCAAACCAAACAGAAATAGGAGTATTTGTTAATAATCCTTTTGCCTTAACAATAGTTTGTTGTTGTCTAACATAAGGCAATACTGAATTGTTTATAACATAACCATTACTTAAAGATAGAATGTATGTTGATGTCTGATTTGATCCACTAAGAGCATTAGCCACAGATGATGTTAGTGGTGTACCAATAATACTTGCAAAATCTCCTACACGAACAAAATTTAATCCGCTAATTTGGAAAGCTGGACTATTTGTTAAAATTGAAGGAGGTGAATTGGTATCAACCCAATTATCCATTGGAGGATTTAATGACAAAATACCTTGTTGATTGATTAAAGCAAAAGGATTAACACTTAAAACATTACTGGCCAATGGTTGAGAAACCATAGTACTTGTTGTGTATGGCAAAGTAAATATGTTTGTTTGATTACCATTAACTGTATTAATTTGGTAGTTATTAACTGATTTAACTGTTCCCAAACTATTCAATACAACAGGATTTTGTAATTGATAATTTTGAATATTGTTTAATGGTAATAATTGATTCTTTCTAACATTGATATTAGCACTAAAATCATTATTGTATGTATCGGCTGTTGAATAATCGGAGAAGCTATCGACCAAAATACCATTTTTGAAACGGTTTAAACCATTAGAATCTGGTATTTGTAGTGTTTGTGTTTTTTGTTCTAACAAACTCAAAGAGGTATAGTATTCAAGATTATTAACTCTTGTTTCTAAATCTGTAATATCAGCCATTGTCCATCGTTTGTTTGTAATCTTATTGATGGATAAATTTGGAGTAACTCCTTTGGGTGTTTCACCTGGAATATAAGCTGTATATGGATCATGATTTAGTTCTGCTAAAACTAATGCTCCATCAGGTTCAACCGGGAAAGTAGGAACAATTGCAGGACTACCATTAATAATTAAAAATTGTTTATCTTTTGTTAATACAAGTTTGTCTTTTCTAGCTAAGTAATAAGAATAATCACCAATAAAATCAGAAAGATTATTTGGAATTAATACACCAGTATCATCAGAAGAAGGATTACCTGTATACTCAAATACAAAATTAGCTTGAGCATTCTTTACACTTGGTCTAAAATCAACACTATTTGTTAAGTCATATATGTCACCGTTTTTGGCAGTATATGTACCAATCTCTGCATAATTTTCTGGTGAAGTTGATATACCACCTTTACTAACCGGCAAATAAGAATTTACACTAAAGTAACCATCTCCACCACTATGAGTATAGAAATTGAAAATAACTAAAATGTTACCTTTTGGTTTGTTTGCGCCAGGTATTAATGAAATTGAAGCATGGTCATAATAAGTATCTCTTTGTCCATTATCTAATGTGAATAGATTTGTAACATCATATGCTGGAGATGACAACATATCTGTTGTTGGAACAACACTAGAATCTTTAGTATCAATAATTTTTATAATTGATTTAACATCAGAAACATATAAAGATGTTGTAGAATTTAATACTGCATTTTTAATATACACTTGGCCTTTAGTTAAATCTATAAATGTATTTGAATTAATATTTCCGTCTGGACCAAAAGTGCTTACAACAGATGTATTTCCGTTAACAAAATTTTTGCTTTTTAATACATAGTTGGAATTTTGTGCATCAGCAACATCAACATCATTAACAATAATATTGACTGTTTTACCTGCAGCTTGAGCAGAAGTAAATGTTGCACTAGTTCCAGAAACAATCGATACTGTGTTACCAGATGTTGCAAAATTTAATATTTTTCCGTTACTTGAATCAACTACAGTAAATAATTGTTTTACTGCATCACCACTTAATGTACCTGTACCAGCAAACTTCAACGAATTGCCTGAAGGCATCGAAATTGTTAAAGAAGAAGAACCGCCAAGGTTAGTAAATGTTTTATTTCTAAAAACTTTGGTACTACGATATGTTGTATTAGTTAGATTTGAAATATATGGAGAACCAAGTTTAAAAATTAATTCAGCATCAGTTCCAATATTGTAAATACTATCACCTGTTGATAATCCATTAACTCTTCCTTGAGCAGTATTAATATTAGAAGAAGAAACTAATGTATAATTTGAAGATGATGTTTTTTGAACAACCGATCCTACATTGTTTGTACCAAATAGTATTGAGAATATTGAAGTTGCATCTGGTGTTACTGTAAATGCAGAATCAACGGTTGCCACTTTTGTAACACCATTATATGCAGTAATCTTTCTAATATCTCCTGAACTTGTTCCACCAGTAATGGCAATGGTAGCACCAACATAAGCAGTATTACATGCTGAAAATTCTCCTTGACCAGGATTAAAATGAATTTGTGTTGATGTTGAACCGGATGTTGCAGAAGCACTTAATGAATGATTATTAATATCTGAAACATAAGATTTAAAAACATATGAAGTAGTAATAGTACTACCACTATCTGAAACATAAGATAGATTTTTAATAATACCTGTACCAACTAATGTTGAATTATAAGTTGCTGAATTTGCAGAATTAATATTGGCTGTTGGAACACAATGCAAATCTACAGAAGGAATTGTTGTTACATCAAATAAACCATTAACGGTATCAACAAAGAAATAGTTACCATAATCAATATAGATGTCGTTGCCAATAACCGTGTCTGTAGTTCTAGCTCTACTATTTCTTAAAGTTAAATCAGATTGATTTTCAATTCTATAACCACCAACATAAGCAACACCTTTACTAATCTTTATATTGTAGTAGTCTGAATTGCCTGTATCAGTTTCGGGAGTTAATTTAAAATCATTAACAACATAATTACCATTTGTTTCAAAATCACGTTTTGCAAAATAATCATCGATTGATGAATAAACTGTACCGTCTACTTGTTTGGTAATTTGGCCATTTTCAATTCTAACCAACTCTATAAATTCAGAATCACTTCCTGGAGTTAATGGTAGTGTAGTTAAGTTTAAAGAAATTTTATATCTGTCGGCACCAGGTGCTTGATAGTTTGAAGCACCAACTGCTTGGTCTAACAAAGAAGCATCTGAAGTATAATTAACAATAGATTCAACAATATTTAAACCCACACGAACAGATGGTCTAATACCATATTTGTCCAATACAACAGTTTGTGGTTGAACGGAAACGAAATTGCCTACTGAGAATTTTGAATATGTTCCATCTTCGTTTTGTACGGTGGATGTTTTGAAACCGTTAACAACATAGAATACACCTTCAGAGATAGAAGCAATTGAAGCATATCCTGTACAACTTGTGCCGCCAGCTGTACCAATGGTGGTGGCAGAAACTCCAGTATCAACCGTACCAATAATTTCAGCATCCGTAAATTTAACACCAGAAAAATAACTTACAATCAAAGTAGGAGGATCACCAACGGTAACATTGGTGCCGGTACCTTGTACCACCTTTAATACTTTTGCTGTAACAGTACCAGTAGCATTGGTAATAGTTTTATTTAAAAATAAATTGACATCAATATCTGAACCAAGATATGTTGAATTTAATTTAACATATGATGACGCCAAATTTGTAGTTACTTTTCCTCCAGTTACAGGAGTATTTTGTGTAAAAATATTTGCAGCAAATTTAGAAACTTGGTCTTGGAGAATAGTTTGAGATTGTGTTAATTCTCTTGCTTGTACAGCATAACCAGGTTTAAAAAGGATACGATGGAAATTTTTTGATGTGTCAAAGTCATCGTAATAAGGGTCAACATTAAAATCCAGAGCCATTTTTTTCCTTTAATATCCTAATACAAATTTAAATTGTTCTATGCCGTCAGGGCTTCTTTGAATACTTTTTCTATTTTCAACATAAGACAAATAACCTGAAAATATAATAAAATCTGGAACACTATATGATAATACGGTTCTAGTAGTAAGAGATGTTTGTCCGTATAATGCAGTACTTGTTGATGGTGTTCCTATTGTATTTATTGTCTTTACCACGTTGTTTGCTGCATCAAAACTTAATACTGTGGCAGAAAATGATGGACTATCTATGTTACCTTGATACACCTTTTCATCTGGTTGATATGAACCAAAACCAGAAACCACCACAATATCTGTACTCAATTTATATATTGAATTATTTGCAGGGTACGGATTTGATAACGAATCACTTGGATTAATTAATAATCCTATCTGACGATAATCAATATCTGTTGGTATCAAACCACCTTCAGAACCATTAAATTTAGAGACCAACATAACACGACTACTACCCAACTCAGAAACCGGATCATATCCGTGGCCACCAACTGGAGAAGTAGGTCCAATTACTATAGCATTTGATCCCAAAGGTGCTGAAATTGAAACTGATGAATATGTGTAGTTTGTTCCAGCATTTGTTACATAGATATCAGAAATTGCTCCGTTTGCTTGTGTATTGACGGTAGCATATCCTACTGCACCAGTACCGTCACCTGTAATGGTAACAATAATATTTGTATTCACCGCATCGTAACCTGAACCACCTTGGACAACATTGATTACTTCAATATCACCAGCACCAGCTGATGTGATTGTTGGATTTGGCGTGTTAGCCCCAACAGGAATAGGCATCCATTTATTATCCATAAACTTTAATCTTGAACCTGTATCGATGGTGTACATATATTTCCATTTGTAACCATCTTGACCAGTATAAATGTTATTTGTACCATAGAAACCTGGTTCAAAATAAGGTTCATTTAAAGAAACCCCACCGTTATTGTTCCATAAACATTTAAAAACTTGGTCATACTTATTTTTAACATAAAATCTATTAACTAGATTACCATCCACATCTTGTTCAAATAAATCAACAGTATCACTATAGGCAAAATATGTTTCGCCTTCAGTCCAATCAATTCTTTGTATGACTGGTGAAATATCTACAACATTTATTTTTTTGGCCACAAACATATTTTTAAATATTGTTTTAATGGCTTGTTGGTCTTGTGTTGGTACAGGAGGATTTTCTTCATCTGTCCAAGGATTAACTTTAGATATAAAACAATAAGTGGTACCCAAAAAAATATTATAATTTGGGGGTACAACGGTTACAGGAGAATAATAGGTCTGTTCAACCGAAGCTATTTTTGCACCGTAGGTGAGAAGATTTTGATTTGCCATAGTAAATTATTTATTAAGAAATAATGATGTTTCCATATTCTGGACTAATAATATTATATATTTTAACATTATTTGAATTGATTGTTCTATTAACCGACATTAATGATGCTGCGTTATTAGTTAAATTATTTTTCAAAATAATAATGTTGTTTGCGTAATTCACTTCCAAAACGGTCTGAATATCATTATTTGCAATTAATATTTTGTCGCCTGCAAAAACAATATCTTGTAATGGATTGTTTGGATCACTATAATTGTTATCGTTAATGATATTATAATAACCAGTAAATGATACTATATTTATGGTGTTTGATCCAGAGTTTGCTGTAATAGTTGCCACGTTTGAAAAAGTTAACCATGGATTTTGTTCTATGATAAGTTTATTATTGGCATGATCCACATTAACAACTTTAGATTTAATTTGTGGTCCGTTAAGTGAAACCACTTCAATAGTACTATTTGAGGTAATAAATTCTGCAATATTTGCACCATTCAAATTATTCAACAATACAATATTGTTACTTTTATTTACAAAATCTGCTGTCATATATGCAGATGATTCTGTATTTCCTGTATAATAAGATAAACTGTGACCAATAAATTCTCCGTCTGTCACATTGAAATTAAAATTTGTGGTCTCACCAAGTCTATATCTTCCAATAGCTTTCATGCCAGTAGGATGTAATAAATTTAATAACACATCTCTATATTTGGCAATTTCTTTTTCCACAGAAATTTCATAAGTAAAGTTATTATAAATTTCACTTTGTAATACATCTGAACCACTTGGTTGACCCCTCAAATCTATAAATTGCCCACCACTAGAAATTAATCCAGACAAAAAGGTTGCAGTTGCTTTTGCTTTTCCATCGCCATAATTTCTAACACCATTTGAATTGTAATTAACATTAAAGGCTGTATTAGCCATTGTTAAAATAGGATAATTCTGTTCTTCGTTTTCTGAAATTTGAGTATAAATGTCCTCTTGTTCATCAAACTTAATTGGTAAATTTGAATCAGGCTGTTTATTATAATTATAAACTCTTAAATTCCATAAAGATTCTGTTGGGTTTATATTTGTTTGTAACTCAGTTATTGAATCTACAATAGAATAATAAATTGCTTCTTGAGAACTTGAACCTTGATAAGCAATATAAGATTTTGTTGGAAGATTTAATATACTTACGTTAGAAACAACAATATCTTGTACTTTTAAAGAAACATTAGGTGTAGCAATATAATCTTGTCCTGGAGAAATAACTTTAATTGATTTGATTACACCTACAGAATCTAATGTTGAAGTAAATGTTGCACCTGTTCCTAATATACCAGGTAAACTAAGAGATGATCCATAAGCATTAGTGTTTGCAGAACTAATTGTTATTGTTGGTAAATCATCACTTCTATATCCTAAACCACCCAATGGATACGTTAACTCGACTGAATTTGGATCAGACACATAGTTAATACTTGTTATAGATCCATTGGAATCAACAGTAGAGATGTTGGCAAAAGCTCCAAAGCCAGAACCCCCAGTAAACACAATGGTATCATTAGCTTCATAACCTATACCACCATTTAATATTTGTATTGGAGATAATACACCCAAACTATCTATTCTAGAATAAATGGTTGGTCCAGTTTTATATAATGAACTTGCAACAATAGTTGGTTGTTGTAATACATTTGTTCCACCACCAGTTATTGACAAAGAACTAATTGGATTCAATTCATATGTGGAAAAATGAAGCGCATTAGCTAAAGTGCTATTTGCAGTTGTTACGAATAACGTTTGAAAATTTAAATTGCTGGAATTTAATGCAGTATTTGCATAAGGTTGTATTAAATCATTTGGTACAGTTACGTTAGCAGATTTTTTAGCATTAGGATCCACAGATACAACCGTTGCTGTTGCACCACCACCATTTTGTATTGCAACAGTTGTATTAGGTGATATAGAATAACCATAACCACCATTTGTAACTTGAATTGAAAGTATTGAACCTTTTGTTGTATCACTAACTTGTGCTGTAGCACCAATACCGGCAGTAGAATTTAGTCCACCATATACAATTGCTGGGTCACCAATTTGATATAAAGAACCTTTATTTAATGGATCAATAGTAATTGAAGTGACTTGACCAACAACTTTTGCTCTTAGAGGTTGATTGTTAAATAATACATCTTGATTGTTACTATCAACTACACGAATATATTCACCAGATTGAAATACTCTATTAATATCAGAAAGATAAATTTCAGTTTTTGTACCTGTGTTTACTGTATTAATAATTGTTGCAAACGATTTTGATGTTTCACCAAAAATTTTATAACCATTAGTTTTTTTCCAATTAGGATCAAGGCTATCAATATTTAAATTTTTAGCCACATACCATGAACCAGCAGAAGCTCTTAAAACTTGGTCTTTGGTATAAAATAAATCAAAATCGGAATTATATAATATTTTAAATAAGAATTGATACGATGCTGGAGTACCTTTTGAATGATACAATTGTCTAGCAATCTTGACGGCTTTTTCTTTACTTAAAAGTGCATCATCTGGAAAGTAAGGTAGAAAATCATTTACAAAGTATTGTAAAAATTGTTCAGTTGTGTGGTCAATGTCATCATAGTTTAATAAATTTTTGGTTGCATCAATGACATTACCTTCTTGCTCCATCCATTCGTAATATGCCTGTAGAAATGCCACAAAGTTGGCATAACTTGGGTCATCCCGAACATACTCAGGAAGTTGTGATGGTACTAATAGTGATGTTTTATAATTATTTGGTATCATTACTTAGCTGAAACGGTAACTGTTATGGCATTTGGATCAAAATTATCCAATGTAATAATTCTATTATACTGAGAAGAAATTATAGTTGATTGTGGATAAGCAGAAACGGTTAATTGTCCTTGACTATTATCAATTTGTGTTGGTGTGAACGCAGTCAACGTAACTATACCGTTTGTATAATCGATTGTTCCAGCATTTGAATTGATAATAGTTTTAACTCTATTTGCATCATTATAATATGTTCTCAATTTACCCAAATTACCAGTTAATATTGGATTTGCTGCTGCACCTTGTCCTGAAGTATCATATTGAGCAGGAGTGATGACAACATAAGCACTGGTATATCCTGAACCAGTAGTCAACATATTAATTTGTTGTATTGAACCATTAACAATCATAGCTTCAGCTGTTGCACCAGTACCATCACCAACAATGGTTACTGAAGGTGCAGACTGATAACCAAAACCAGGATTTAATACACTAATTCCTGTAATACCACCAGCGTCAGTAGGAATTTCTTCAAAATAAACACCACTTACAGAACCAGTTGAACTTAAAGTACTGGAAATTGTAAATGAAGGTGAACTACTTACACCATTCAAGAATGTACCTTTTTTGATAGGTGCACCATAATATAGTTTGTATGTATTTGGAGCATTAAAGGTTGGATAAATCTTTTTCTGTAACTGTACAGAAATTTCATTTGCAATAATCGATGGATTAGCACTTGAAATGGCAGCAGACAAATCAGATACAGAAAATGTTGAATTAAATGTATTTAATGTATTTGTTGTAAACGTAGTGACTGCCGATTTAACTAATGTGGAAATGTTACCAGAAGTTAAAGTTGTTTTTTTAGAATCATATACAACATTGATATTTAATTTAAGATATGTGTAATCGGTATCAACAATAGTAGGTTCAACCGTCATTACAGAAATAGGCTTAATTACATTTTTTATTAATTGATTTTTCTGTATAGTCGTTAGAGTATATGAATTTTTAGGCTTTAAAGCAATAAACACTTGTCCATATACTGGTGGATCATTTTGTTCTCCACCCCAAACATTAACAGCATCAAAATCATAACCTAATTTATTTTGTTGTATTGCTGTAATGTAATCTTCTTTTGTAACTGCACGACCTTGAGCCGCATATGATTTAGGTGCTTGATATTTAATAGAATTAATAGATTCTTTTTCACCACCTTGAGTAGCAGGAATTACACCTGTAATGAAGGCAGAACTACCACCAAAGACATTACTGGTCAACACAAAGTTGTTAGCACCGGCTGCAGCGGTGCCTTGAGTAACCAAATAAGAAAGAATAACAATGTTACCATCAGATAATTTTTTACCCAAAATTCCATCACCAAAACTAACTTCATAATTTCCATTGAGTGCTTCGTTTACAAAATAAACAAGACTGTTACTATCTAACGTCAAATAATCTGTTGCATTATTATATACTTCATAATAAGAATTTGATGATGATTGACGTACTGTAACAACTAATGTTGATGTATCAATATTGTTGTCTGGAACCTGAAAAACATAATTTGGATTACTTGTTGAATTAACAGTATATGCATAAGTTGTTGGAATACCTTGTTTAATTTGTACATTATTAAAGGTTGCTGTTCCATTATTAACACTTATTGTTTGTGCTGTGGTGGTTGCAAATTTGTAGTTTACTCCGTTAACCGATTCTGATAAAAACGTTGTATATGCCGGTAAAGTTAAAGAATTGGCAGTAACATTTGTCAATCTAAGATTAATAGTTGCTGTAGGAGCTGCAGCAGATTTGGGAGTATAATTCAACACTTTTGCATGAGAAACAACAGAACTTCTTTGAACTGCCGTATCCAAAAACATTTCATTTGCAACCATATTCAAATAGAAAGCATTATACTGTGTGTTATAAGCAAGAACATCTAACAGTACTTGCATACCAGAACCTTCAAAGTTATAGTCTTTGAATGTATCTTGGCCACTTAGATATGTGATGAAATTGTTTTTAATATCATTAAAATCTAATCCAGCTAACTGAATATTTGAATTGGCTGCAGCCATTATCTTGCCCTCTGTAATATAATATTAATTGCTGTAGGAGATGTATTGTTTCCAACATAAAAAAATAAATTTACTGAATATCCATTTTGGTCAGGATAGGCAGATACATCTATTGTTGCAATTGTAGCTCGTGGTTCAAAGTTGTTGATTACTCGAACAACTTCATCTTTAATTAGGTTTGCATTTAACTGTGTAATTGGCTCAAACAAAATATTGTCTATTACCGAACCTAAAGTAGGTTGCCATAATCTGTCGTATGGTTTACTTGATAGTAAATTCTTTATTGACCTTGTAACCGCTTGTTCGTCATAACTAAAAGATACATCTCCACTTACAGGTTGACGTAAGAATCTTAAATCCAAATCGGAGTAGATGTGTTGTTTGATTGCCATTCTTTATTTATGTCTAGAAGTGGAACGCTTTTTTGGAATCCCAACTTGTGTCCGAAAAATTTTGTGGCCGGAACGAAAAAAATGAATTTTCCATTTTTATGAGTTCAATTTCTGTTTTAACTCATCCGTACCAATAACATTATTTACCAAATATGTGTTAGTTATACCCATACTGTTGAATTGTGCTAACCGACCACAATCTTGTGCCAATTTACGAGAATTTTGATAAAATGACCAATCGGAAGTTCTTCTGTTTATTAACACATTAGCAGTAGAATTGGTGTAATTTGTAATAATTGTTATCTCAGTTGGTGATAAATTTGAACTTGCTGTATTTCCCATTTCTTCATCCATAGTAATTGTTATACTATTAGCAACTTCATTAGCGTAAGTGGTTAATTGAATACCATTAGCTGTCAAAATATCATCAATGAATAAACTTGTAAAACTACCTAAAATTCCAACGGTATCTGATGGAACACCATCAGTTTTTGATATGTTCATCATATTTAATTGGCCAATACCAGAAGCAGTATCATAAGACGGTATTCCAATATCTTGAACCAAAGTTACACCAGATATATTATCCGTATGTGATTGAAAATTATTGATTGCAATTATTAAATTGCTGGCAGCCAATGCCAAATCAGGTAAAGCTGTATTAGCACTTGTATAAATTAAATTAGCCGCATTAAAGATTGTAGTGTTTAAGCTGGTTGTCGGATTTTTAAAATAACCTGCAGTGCTTACATTATTGTTGATTAAGTCATTTTTTTGCCATTGTGGAAATCCAGGGGTATTTTGTACAATTACATTTAATGTGTTTGCAGCTGCTGGTTGCAAAACCGCAGCTTCACCAAATCTAGATGTTTCAAAATTGTAACCTAGTCTGTCAAATACTGTGCTCATGTCATTTTCTCATTTTAAGGTAAAGGCATTAATGGAATTGGTGTACCTGATGGACCTTTTGGTGTAGGATGTATATGACCATCGTATATACTTCTAATTGTTGGAGCACCACCAACAGGATCCAATAATATTCCACCATAAGTCATTACAGTACCTATTACGGTTGGTGCTGTTATCAATTCTAAAGCAGAAAGAACACCAGGAACAGTAGGTCCAGGAAAACCAACATTAATACCACCAATTGTTGAAATACCGGCAAAAGGATTAGAAGAACCTGGAACACCAGCATGAATACCGGTTCCAGCAGTAACTTCGTTTTCTGATGCAATAGAATCGGCCAAAACTTGGCCATGTACAATTAAATCGCTATTCAACACCAAAGCATTGGCTGCAGTAAGATATACTTTACCTACTGCTTGATTTAATGTTGATATATTTAAATCTGAACCGGAATTTATTGTGGTTTCACCTTTAGTCAATGTTCTAGACCTACCATCAACAACCAAATCATAGTTACCATGAATCCGTTGTGTATAATTGCCTTTTACTTCCATCACAGCATCACCATCAATAGTTACCACACAGTTTCCACCAATGGAAACATTCCTATCACTAGCGGTAATTTCATATCCGATACCAACAATTTTGTGTACCTCCGAGCCGTCAGGATGAATTTCCGTGAACGTGCCTGTTCTATGCTGTATTCTTACTCGTTCAGCACCTGGAGTGTCGTCCATTTCAAAGGAATGACCAGATTCCGTAACAGTTGCTGAATTGTATGGATATTGTGTATTATATGCCGATTCCGGCTCAGTCCATGAATAATCTGAAGATGCCATTTTATCCTTTAAGCCATTTTATATTTGTTAGGGTCTGGTACATAATCAGCAAATGCACTCTGATTCAATTGTTTTTCTTGTGCAGCGGTAAGAGTTGTTGTTTTACCTGAAACTAAAGCGGCAGGAATTGCTGCTATTTTAGTTAATTGGCTGATTGCTGTTGATGTTTGTGCCAAAACAGCTTTTGCTTGAGTTTGTACTTCTTTTAATGTATCGGTTAAACCAGACGATGTTGCATCTTGTGTAGTTGTGTCACTTACGGCCGACAAATATCCTGCTTTAAGTTCAGCATAAGCTTCTTTCAAACATTGAATAAACATTTTAGCCAATTTTTTAGGTAAACTCAAAATATATGCAATAATTTGTTGAATTTTAGCAGCATATAATAAAAAACCTTGCAAAAATGTATTAACATCTCTCATCCATTTAGCAATATCTTGTAAATAATTAGCAATTTTTTTAAAATAACTGGTAATACTACTAGTTCCTGGTGAAACACCAAAAGTTTTTAAAATTGCTTTAATTGCCTGTCTAATAGCCATTACAATTTGGCCACCCATAGCACCAGCTTTATAAAGTGCTTGTTGAGCATATACAACAGCATCACATCTATGTTTTCTGTTATTATTTGAAACTGTAATACTTGTATTAGCAGTATTACTTGTAGCTATACCTGTTGATAAAGAATTAATTGATGATTGATTAATCACCAAACCATCATCTTTATTGAGTGGTACTGGTGGATTAGTTTCAACAATAGTATTATTGACTTCAGTTGTGTCAGCTAATACAGGATCTATTGGTTCAGACATTTCTACCTCTATTAATCAGTATTTGGTGTTGCTGGAACTTCAGGTATTGGGTTGTAATATGTACTTGGAGTTGGAGTTGGATCTACCGTTACAATGTTTGGCATTACACCAAGCATGATTGGCATTTGTGCCGATTCACCATCCATAAAAAAACCTATTACCCAATCACCAAGTCTTGGTGCTGAAAATGATTTTGAATTATTTAATGGATATACAGGAAGAGCCCAAGGTAATTGAGATGTAGGTAACAGGCTTACATTTTCTGTATGCCAGCCAAATATTCTTACTTGACATCTACCAACGGCTAAAGGGTCTATACGGTTTTCAATAACTCCAACCCACCATACAAACTTATCTAAACCAAAAAAATTATTTCTTTCCATTATGCGTCACTTCCCTTAATAACATCACTCCAAGAATTATCTGAATTATCAACACCAGAAAATCTACCAACATTACTTTCTTTGGCTAATTCCATCACAGTTATATAGTCTGTATTTGTAACGATATGTCGCACAGCAGTAATTAAGTATTTACCAGACAATAATGGGTCTGGAGTTCTTTGTGTATCTTTATTGATATTTACAGAAATACCATAAGCATTAAAATCAATCGGAACACCAACTGTTGCTGTAGGTATACCGGGAACAGTTATCTTTATTCTTTGATAGTTTGCTAAAGCAATTTGTGCTACACGATTTGGCACATAATTTTCAATGTATATATCGTGTGCAACAGCATCAGGATTATTTTTAATTGCTGGTGCTCGATTATACTGGTCACTATTAGAAGAAGCCAACCTTAACACACCAGATTCCATGTCATCTGGTGGAGCATCAAACAAATATTTACCATATCTATTTTGATAATTATTTACAAGTGCTTCAGAATTCATTTTTGTAGAAGAATCAAAATACTTATTATAATTAAAATTTGTTACTCGTTTTATTCTTAATAATGGGTCAACTGATATTAATTTATTAGAAAAAGTACCTTTTGATATTGCACTTAAAGTATCAAATTGGTCTAATATTTCAAACTTCAATACGTTATACACTTCTTGTTGCAGTGTACCACTTGAATTTTTTCCTATATTAATATTTTTAGGATTATAACTAAAAGAAGCCCAACTATTTTGTGAATATAAATTTTGCAAAGACGTAAAGAAATAACCTAACGAATTCTCAAAAAATATCATATCTGCACCAGTACCTTTACCTGTACCAGTACCTCCACTCAAAGGTTGTGCATAAGTGGACAACCAGTTAATTGTTTCAAATATTTTTTTATTGGGTAAAACAAAATCATATAGACCATCTGTAGGATCAATATTAATACTTTTTTGTGGTTGTAAAAATGTATCAAAAATATCTTGTACAATATCAGAAATAGGTTGTGCAGTGTAACCTTTACTTATTCTATATTGTTCTGATAATAAAAATTCTTCAGAACAAAAATTAATAGTATAATTTTCAAAAGTGTTATTTACACTAACATTTCTATTTGTAATGGAAAAAATTCTAAAGTTTTTATTAATAACTGCTTCATCTTCTCCAGTTTTCTTAATGGTGATGTGTATAAATTCGTTACCATTTAAAGAACCTGCATTAATTAAACCAATAGCATCAGATATAACAACTTGTCCTGAAATTGTATTATTGTAGATATCTTCAAAATAGTTTAATTCCACCATTTTATCTTTGATGGACAAACTTCCTTCTAAAGTAGGAGTATATAATAGTATATCTTCCAATACATAGTCTGTTCCGTAGACTAAAGCATTAGGGTTTGAAACTAAAGGATTTGCCATGTTATAACTTCATTATTGCTTTTAGTTGAATTTCCATTTGGTCAACATATTGAGCTTTTATTAAATTAATTTTTCTTTTATTTTCATTTAATTCAACTTCGTTGTCGTATATAGAAATAGCTGCTTTATCGATTGTTTCAGTCACAACCACACCGTTATCAAAAGTTAATTCTTGTGTACCAGTCATTAAACTATTGTAGGTATCTTCATCAATTTGTACTCTAATAGTTTGTTTTTGTAAATTATTAGTATCCGATGTTGAGATTATCTTTTCATAATGGTCTACTGTAGACAAAGCATAAGCAATTGCCAAATCTTGTCCGCCAGCAACTTCAGCATATTTGTTTTTTAAATACAATAAAAATTGATTATTGTTTAGTGGCCAAGACCATTGTGGATCAATAATATTGTTGGCATACATTATCATCCAATAACGATTCATATCATTATAATAACGATATGCAATATTTTCTGGTGTATCACCTTCTTTTATATCATATTGATAAAATAACATCAGATTTGTAGACAATGATGATACGAGTTTTCCACGAGCCATTAGATTATTAACAACAACATTATTGCCATTAAAATCTGGTTGTGATACTAGAGGTAATGTTCTAAAATATTTCATGATCGATCCGCCGTACTTATATCATTGACACCAGTAGCAACTTCTCCTGTTCCACCTGGAAGAACCTCTCCGTTTATTAAACCATCGGTGAGTCCACTAGAACCAAAATTAAAATTACTAAATCCTTTTCCTTGAGAATTCATTGTTGTTTTTGTTACAATGTCCATTTCTTGGAACTGTAGTGTCAATCTTGTTTGAATTGGATAACCATCGTTGTATGCTGCCCATCCGTTAGGTGCATAGTCCACATTGACATTTTTTAATACACAATCACCTACTTGAAAAGTTTTAGCTTTTGGTGCATTTGTAATAGTTGAAGCATCACCACCAATCAATGCAGAAGTAAGTTGTGAACCTAGAACATTTGTCAATGTACTTGTTAAAACATTGGTAATCGCACCTAACACACTTGGTTGACCAGTAAATACAAAATTCATGTTGAATATTTGTGGGGGTTTTAAATATTGTCCTTTTGTATCCGCAACATAATCAGGTACAGAATAATAAACAAAAGCATCTACAATTTTTTCTACGGTTTTTGCTTCTTGTGAAGATACGGGAGTAAAAATAAATTCCAATTGAAAATCTCTTAATCCAATACCTTGATAAATTAATTGCATTTGAGGATTAACAACTTGACCAAGAGCTTGGCCAACAACACCTGAACCTAAACCTGTTGCAGCACCAATTGCATATGAACCTAACGCTTTAGCTTGTGGTGATTGTAATATTTGAGCAACATCACCTTTACCAACACTTCCCATAAATTTCTTATCAGCGATAGCATTTGATATTAAACCTTTTGCACCTAATGCTGAAGTTAAACTCATTTCGGTGTAATTAGAATTATATGTTGTATTAACTGTATCTGGCATATACAAAGATATTGTTGCTAAAGGTGCACCTTTTGTCAATCTATATGTACTAGCTTGAGTCAAAGATGTTGCTGTTTGTAATAAATTGGCAGGAGAACTACCTGTACCTCCTCCACCACCTCCACCATTATTATCACCAAATAATCCTAACTGATTACCTAAAAATCCACCACCAAGAAAATTTGCACCATCTGTAAAAGCTTTAGTATAATTTCCACTAGAAACACTTGAAAATATATCTTTAACACCATTAAATAATCCAGCAGCTTCACCTAAAACACCAGGAAGACTAGATTCATAATCAAAAATTGTGAATTGAACCGCATGGCCGTAGGTCGGATTTGTTGCCAAATCTATAGGATACAGTAAATTTTGTGGGTTTATTGGTCCGCCTAATAATTCCGCCAACAGATTCGTTGGGGCTTGAACTCCACCAAAAGATAATGGAGTAATATTAATTATAGCCATTTAGTGTTCCAGAAAAAGAATATACATACTATTTATTACTCTTATTTTAAGGTTTTTCAATATAATGGCTTACTCTGGAAAATACAAACCTCAAAATCCACAAAAATACATTGGTGACCACAATAATATTATCTATCGGTCTAGTTGGGAATGTAAATTTATGGCCTATCTAGACACAGCACCTCATGTAGTTGCTTGGGGTTCAGAAGAAGTTGTGATACCATACAAATCTCCTGTGGATGGTAAATTTCATCGTTATTTTACTGATTTTATTGTAAAATCTAGAACAAAAGACGGTAAATTAAAAACAATGTTGATTGAAATTAAACCCAAGAAACAAACTTTACCTCCAGAACCACAAAAAAGAAAAACCAAACAATATATCAATGAAGTTGTTACTTGGGGTGTAAACTGTGCCAAATGGCAGGCAGCCAATGAGTATTGTTTGGACAAAGGTTGGGAATTTAAAATATTGACGGAACAAGAACTAAATATCTAATGAGCTCAAAATTAACACAATTAGCAAAACAAAAGTCGGCATCTGATTTACAGACGATGAGTCGCCAATCTTTTGATTGGTTAAAAAAGAAGATTAATCAATTAGGAAATGTATCTTCTATAGCATCTTCTATTGTTAGAGAAAGAAGCGGACAATATAACCGTTTTGATGTTGGTGGACTGTTTTTCTTTTATTATGATCCAAAGACTAAATCGGAATTACCATATTATGATAGATTCCCTTTGGTATTGGTATTGGAGAAATATTCTGATGGCTTTTTAGGTTTAAACCTTCATTATTTGCCACTTAACTATAGGTTTATATTTTTGGATAAATTGATGGATTATGCGTCCTTGAACAAAGAAAATGACATCAATAGAATGAGAGTAACTTACGACATTTTAAGTGCCTCCAAGCGTTATAAAGAGTTTAGGCCATGTATTAAAAAGTATTTGAATGGTCATGTCCAGTCAAGGATAATTGCCGTTCAACCAAATGAATGGGATGTGGCAGCTTTCTTGCCAGTCCAACAGTTTAGGAAAGCATCAGCACAAGAAGTGTGGAATGAATCACTAGAAGAAATAAGGAAAAACTAAATGGCAGGTTCCATTGCAAATTTTAAAAGTAGTTTTAATAAAGATGTTGCCAGACCGAATAGGTTTGATGTTACCATTAATATTCCTTTAATTCTTTTACCTTATGTAAAAGATTCCAGACAGCTTTCTTTCCGTTGTGAAGCAGCTGATATGCCAGGTCGTTCTTTAGAAACAACAGAAAGAAAAATTGGTTCTGCACCAACACAAAAAGTACCATATCGTACACAATATAATGAATCAACATTTATATTCATTGTATCAGATGACATGGCAGAAAAGATTTTATTTGAAGGATGGATAGAATCTATCAACCCAACTTCAAACTATAATTTTAATTATAAATCAAATTATGTTACCAGCATTTTGGTTAATCAATATGATGTGAATAATAATTTAAGTTATCAGGCTCAATTAATTGACGCTTTCCCTATTGCAGTTAACCAATTAGATTTAGATTGGTCAACTGATGGTCACCATAAGTTGGCAGTAGTATTTGCATACACCAACTGGACAACAACAACATTGAAAGATATTGTTAAAAATATTGGAACACAGGTTATTAATAGTGCTCTATTTTGATTTGAAAAAGGAGATGTAAAATGGCTTTGCCAAAAATTGATACACCAGTCTACGAACTGAATTTACCATTATCTAAGAAACATATTAGATTTAGACCTTTCTTAGTTAAAGAACAGAAAAATTTGTTAATGGCGATGGAAGCTGATGATAAAGAAACCATTGAAAGAAACATTAAACAGGTATTAACAAATTGTACTATTACAGAAGGTATTGATGTTAATACTTTGCCTGTTGTAGATGTTGAATACTATTTCATCAACCTTCGTGCAAGGTCTGTAGGTGAATTGGTAGAAAACAAATACATTTGTAATCATATTGTAGATGATAAAGAATGTAAAAATAAAATGGAAGTAAGTTTTAATTTATTGGACATTCAAGTAGAACAGAATAATAAATCCAATGATATTATTGAATTAACGGACAAAATTAGTGTCAAGCTAAAATATCCAGAATTTTCATTGGTAGAAAAACTGAATAAAAAACAAACAGCAGCAGAAGTTGCATTTGAAATAGTTGCTGACAGTATTGAATATGTTTTTGATGGTGAACAATATTATTATGCTAGTGAAGAACCAAGAGAAGAACTAATGAAATGGATTGAATCACTACAACAAGAACAGTTTTCAAAGTTGGAAGTATTTTTTGATAATCTTCCAAAACTTAAAAAAAATGTTGAAATTAAATGTAGTAAATGTGGATTTGACCACAATATTGAGTTGGAAGGCCTCGAAAGTTTTTTCGAGTAACATTTCGTCATGACAATTTGAGAAATTACTATACAACTAATTTCTCTTTGATGCAACACCATAAGTATTCTCTCACGGAACTTGAAAATATGATACCGTGGGAGAGAGATATCTATGTGAATATGTTAATACAGTATATTGAGGAAGAAAACGAGAAGATAAAACAACAACAGGCATCAAGAAAACGATAAATGGAAGATTACGAATTAACTCCTAAAGCACTTACTCTTGCTGAGGAAAAAGGTCAGCAAATTAATGCTATGCCATCTTATCAAGACTTTATGCAATCTTCCATTTTAGGAGGTTTAACTTCTGCATTTAAACCTAATCCTAGAAGAAAACAAAATTCACAACATACAAATATTGGACCTAAAGTTTTTCGCCAAACCAGAAGAGGTGATTCTACTGCTGACCTTTTGGGTAAAATGTATAATTTCATGTCATTATTGGAAGAATACACAGAAATAGAAAATAAAAAAGATGTCAAATATAGAAAAGAATTTACAGAAAGAAAAGATAGACAATTAGATGAACTCATTAGTGCTTTAGATGGAAAAGCACCAGAAGGAAAAAAATCTAAATTTGGTAGTAAATCAAAAATGGCCGCCTTAAGCGCTTTAGCTTTAGGTGGCGTTTTGTTATCTAAAGATGTTTTTGCTAAATTTAATTTAGATTCAATTTTTACCACCGGCAGCGATAAAGCAGGAAGATTAGATACAGTTAAATCAAAAGAAATGTATGACTATCTAACTAAAGAAAAAGGTCTGTCACACGAACAGTCTATTGGTATATTGGCCAACATTCAAGCAGAATCTAGTTTTATGCCAGGAGTTATTGGTGATGATGGTACATCTGGTGGTTTATTTCAACATCATAATGAACGATTTGAAGAAATGAAAAAGTTTGTTGGTAAAGATTGGCAAACAGATTGGAAAAAACAAATAGATTTTGCGTTACAAGAAAAAGAAGGCAAAGAATATACTGGTAAAACATATAAATCTTCTGAAGAAGCAACTAAAGAATTTACTAGAAAATTTGAAAGACCTAAAGAACCTGAAGCTCAAGCAGAAAAACGAGTCGCAAACATACCAAATATTGAAAAATCTATAAAAGGTGAACCAGTAACACCAAATTTAGTTTCTCCTATTAAAGGTTCTCCAAACATAAGTTCTGGTACAGGTGAAAGAGTTAATCCTGTCACAGGAAAAGTTCAACATCACAAAGGTATTGATATTGTTGCAGCAACTGGTACGCCAGTCATGGCAGCCAATTCGGGTACAGTAAAATCAGGTAGTGATTCTGAAAGAGGTAACTTTGTTGAAATTACTGGTGATGATGGTACTGTAACAAAATATTTTCATTTAAACAAAATACAAGTTCCTGAAGGTAGAGTGGAAGCAGGTCAAGTAATTGGTGAGGTAGGCTCTACAGGTCGTTCAACCGGACCACATCTTCATTTTGAAGTGTTACAAAAAGATTCTTCTGGTAAGTTATCATATGTAGAAAATCCAGAAGATATATTAAAGCCCGTACCTGAAATGCAGAAAGTGTCTAAAACCACACAAAAATCAGGTCAACCAATTAATGTTTCAACAACAAATATACAACATGGTTCAATTACTGTTGCTCAAAATATTATACCTAAAAGCAATAGACCAGCAATCATGGACATACAATACGGAATAGCTTAAGATGGATTATCAAAAAGCCTCGAACATTAGAAGAAAGAGTTTATTATCTCTTATTGCTGAGAAAAAATTTGAAGAAAATCAAGGAATTGGTTCTTCTATTGGTGGAGCCATATCAGATAAATTTAAAGCAAAAGCAATAGGAATACAAGAAAGTTTAGACCCGTTAAATTTTGTTCGTGCATTAACAGGTAAAAGCACATTTGGAAAAATTGCAACAACTTTAGCTGGTCGTTTAATGGGTAGAAGTGATGAATCTATTGGTTATTTTGGTGGTTACGAAAGAAATAGAAGTAAATTAAAATTGGATGATATACCACCAACAGACGAAACATCAAATCAAACGATAGTAATAAATCCAACTGCAACATCAGCAACTAAAGGAACTTTGGTTTCTAGACCAACTGCAACATCAGCAACTAAAGGAACTTTGGTTTCTAGACCAACTGCAACATCAGCAACTAAAGGAACTTTGGTTTCT